TGGCCGCAATCGGCTACGGCTACACGCTGGAAGAGCTTGGCACTGCCCAGCTTCTCGGCATGAACCTCTCCTCTGACAAGGCGACGTTGGCCCGCCGCATTGCGGAAGAGAAGATCGATGCCGTCGCCTTCGTCGGTGATACGGCAAAGGGCATGCAGGGTCTCGTGAACTCGTCCACCCCGACGGCCACCACAGCTCCGGCTGATGGCACTGGTTCGGCGACGACATTCGCCAGCAAGACGCCGGACCAGGTTCTCCGCGACATCAACGGGCAGATCACCGGCATGTTCACCGGCACGCTTGGCGCAGAAATCGTGGACACTATCCTCCTGCCGTACTCCGTGCTGCTGGACCTCTCGACCCGCCGCATCGACGCGGTAAATCAGACCACGATCCTTGAGTGGGTCGAGCGCAACAACATCTACACCCGCACCACGGGGCAGGCGCTCACCATCCGCGGCGTGTTCGGCTACCTCGATACGGCCGGCGCATCCAGCACGAAACGCATGGTCGCATACCGTCGGTCGCCCGAAGTCCTGAAGATGCATCTGCCGATGCCCTTCCGCTTCATGCAGCCGTGGCAGACCGGTCCCATCAAGTTCGATGTCCCCGGTATCTTCCGCATCGGCGGCGTCGACATCCGCCGTCCGAAGGCAGTGAGATATTTGGATGGAATTTAAGGAGAACCGACCATGAAAGTGACAAATGTGTCTCAGGGCCCGCGTGGCCTGAATACGAAGAATGGTCCTGTTCTTCTTGATCCGAAGCAGTCGATCGACGACCTGGATATCTCCGAAGCTGAACTGAAGGTGTCCAAGGGCACCGGCTGGTTTGAGTTCGAAGGTGAATTGGCCGATGCCGGCGATAAGCTCGATCGTGATGAGCTGAAAAAGCAGGCTGCGGAACTCGGCCTTGAATATCAGCCCAACATCAAGACCGACAAGCTGAAAGAGCTGATCGACGCCAAGCTGGCGGAGTAACGATACCGCCCCGGCTGTAAACGGCCGGGGCTTCCATTCCAACGGAGATCGACATGGCAACGAACCCCTTCAATCGCGGCGTGAACGTCGCCTCCGATCTTGTTCCGGTGACCCCGAACGACAGCACCGATCTTGCGGAACCCGGCCGCGCCATTCGCTGCCGCCCCGATGGAGCCGCTGGAACGCTTCGCTTCAGCACCAATACTAATGTTGTTCGCAACACGTACATCGACGCCGGCGAGACCATTCTGGTTGCCGTGACCCGCGTGCACGCCACCGGCACCACCGCGACGAACCTTGAGATTCTGGTCTGATCCCCATCCTTCCAACGTGAGGCACCGCCATGACCACCATTAAATCGAACCACGACGCGCCGCTTCCGATCCCCGGTGGACCGACGATCAACCCGTTCGCGACTGTCTCTGTCGATAACTTCGACGTGCTCCAGCACAATGACGTCGTCAAGGCGTGGCTTGCCGCAGAGGTTATCGAAGTCGTCAAGGAAAAGGCCGCCAAGACCGAAAAGGCTGAGTGATGTCATACGTCCAGCCGACGCCAGCGTCGTTCAAGGCCCGCTATCCGGAATTCGCACCGGTCAATGACGCGCTTATCCAGCTAGTCTTGCAGGAAGCGTTCGATGAAGTGGGAGACACATGGCTTGAGCGAGATCGGGCGCGCGCTCAGATGCTGCTGACTGCCCACAAGCTTACCATGGAAGGCGAACCGGGGCGCAGCGTATCAGGCCAAGGGAGCGCAGGGACGGGCGCTGTACGTCGCCGCAAGGTTGGTGACGTCGAAACCGAGTTCGCCACTCCAGGCTCAGGCGTGGGCGGTTTCGCGGCCACAGGCTACACGGCGACCGTCTATGGTCAAGAATACCTCGCTCTCCTGAAGAAGAATTTCCCGTCGCCCATGGTGGTCTGATGCTTACCTCTCGTGTTGTCCGCAAGGTCTTTGTCAATGTGCCTCGCGTGATAACCGGTCCGAAGCAAGTCAAGGTTGGGTTCCCCGCCGGCGAGGCTGACGCTGATAACATCCAAAAAGCCATCTGGAATGAGTTCGGCACGAGGGGCGGGGCATCTGGTGGCGGCTGGGGTGGACCGGTTCCGGAACGTCCTTTCATGCGCAATGCAATGCGGGCCAACCGCTCTCAATACCTGTCTGCAATGAAGTCATCGGCCGCAAAGCTGGTGATGGGGCAGACGACCCTATCGCAGATCATGTCGAAGCTCGGGATACTGGCGCAGGGCGATATTCAGGGGGCGATCACGTCTCTGACAAGCCCGCCGAACAGCCCCGTGACGATAGAAATCAAGGGATCGAGTAAACCGCTTATCGACTCGGGAGAGATGCGCGCGGCGGTGACCTTCAAGGTGGATAACTCATGATCGACGTTGCAATCGCGATAGACGGCGAGGCGGTGCTGATGACGCGCACGCGGGTAGCGTCCGGCATTTACAATGATGATGGCGAATACGTTCCCAGCGGCCCGGTCTCTGAGGCCATCAGAGCAGCCATCCAGCCCATCAAGGGCAACCAGTTGATGGATGTACCGGAAGGCATCAGGACGGAGGCCCGCTGGCTATGCTGGAGCCGGTCATCACTGGTCGTTGACGACGTGATCACCCACAAGGGCATAACCTATCGGGTGTTGTTCGACTGGCCCCGTGACGAGGGTGCATTTTACCGCGCAGCGCTGGGCAGGACGACACCATGAACGACAGAGACGCACACAGCCAGGTCGTTCGGTGGGTGAAGTCTGTCACAGGCATCACGACGATCAAGGCTTACGAATCCGGCACAGCCCCGACAACGCCCTACAACATGGTGAACATGCTTGGAACCCGCGATATCCGCGCCCATGAGCAGGTCATCGAATACGCGGATCAGGGAGCCGATGTGAAAGCAACGCCGGTCATTGAGGTGGAGTGGAGCTTTTCCGTCCACGCATATGGCGCGAACCCGACTGACAATCTCCGCGGCATCAGATCGGCTGCAAAGCTTTCTCAGGTTATGGAGCCGATGCTGCCGAGCCTGATAGTCCACGAGGTTTCGCAAATCCGCAACGTGCCGGACTGGATCAACAACCAGTGGCAGCCACGCGCCCAGCTTGACCTCTTCGTCAGAGGGCTGACGCGAGACGGCTTCCTGCTCGATGTCATTGAGCAGACAGAATTCAACTTCGAACGGGTTTAGCGCTCGATATGACCCCAGCGCTTGCCGCTCTTGATGAATGACACCGTGGTTCGGCTGATGCCAAATTCTGCCGCTATGATTTCATGGCGTCGGTTGTCCTTGAATTTGATCTGACGCACTTGGTCTTCTGTAATCTTGGACCACCTGCGGTCAAGGTTTTGACGGCCCTTGGCGTTACGGTCTGCCATATTGTCAGCATGCGTGCCAGCAAAGAGATGATCAGGGTTCACGCACGAACGGTTGTCGCAAGAGTGGCAGACCATCGTTTTAGCAGGCTGGTCACCATGGATCATCTCAAACATGAACCGATGGGCAGGGTAGGGCTTCCCATGTTCGTTAGAAAAACATCCGTAACCGTGCCTTGTGATATGACCGGTGAAACGCCAACATTCACCTGATGGACCCTGTCCGGGGGCCACGTCGATTAGCTTCATAAGGTTAGCCTCCTCGATGCCTTTCTTCCGAGACGAGAGGTACAGATGGCGTGGGTTGACACATGATGTCTGCCCGCAGGCGTGAATGCAGAACAAGCCCTCCGGCATGTAGCCGTAGTGCAGCCAATGCGAAACGCGGTGAGCCTTAAAGTTTACAGTGCGGCGATTTTGATGGGTCGTGACTGACCCGCTACCGCTCTTTGATTTAGCTCCAATCCAAAAATGACAATCCCCGTCCGGCCCCTGTCCCGGCGCGCGGTCAACTTTGGCTTCAAACAGATCAGGGTCGAGCAGGTGGTACGGCTTCATTGCTGATTCCTCCAAAGATATCAACAATGTTACACTAAGGACAAGAATATGGCAATCATTCCGTATTCGAGAGTCGTCAATGTGACGCTCTCGCGCCAAGATGCTTTCCCCAGCCGTCGTGGCTTCGGGACCATCCTCATTCTCCAGTCTGTTGCCAAGGCCGGTAAGGTCGATGCGACAAACCGCACGAAGCTTTACGCCACCCTTGAAGAGGTGGCGGCCGACTTCGCAACGACCGATGACGCCTACAAGGCTGCGGCGGAAGCATTCTCGCAGAACCCGCGCCCGATCTCGATCAAGATTGCCTACTACGATGCTACCACGGCAACGAGCGCAGCCCTCCTGATCGCCCAGCTTGACCTGATTTATGCCTACGATTCCGACTTCTACCTGATCACGGTGGAATCGGCTCTGCGCGACCAGGCCAAGCTTGATGGCCTCGTGAGCTGGGTTCAGGCAAAGAACAAGATCGCCATCATCGATACCAACGCTGCAGGCCTTCTTTCTCCATCCGATACAGCGAACATCGCGGCCCGTTTCAAGGGCACTGTCGATCGCTCTGCTGTCTTCTATCACTCGGACGCTGCGGAATACCCCGCTATCGCGCTCGCAGCCTACATGTCGACACGCAATTTCGATGATGCTGAAAGCGCCTACACGGCAAAGTTCAAGTATCTGTCGAGCGTGGCGCCGGTCAATGTCGGATCTGCCGCCGTAACATCGATCACGGGATTTACGCCCGGTATCGGTCAGTCTATCACTGCCGGCCACTGCGCCAACACCTACATCAACATCGGCGGGCGCAACTTCGTCGTGGAAGGCTCGACGCTCACGCCGAACGTCTTCCTTGATGAGATCCACGCCACCGACTGGATCATCGCCCGAACCGAAGAAGAAACGCTCGGCATCCTGCTCAACAATGCGCGCGTCAAGTTCGATGACAGCGGCATGCAGCAGATTGCATCGGCTGCCCGCATGGTCATGCAACAGGCAAGCCGCGCCGGCATCATCGCTCAGGATTTGAACCCGGAGACCGGTGAATATGAAGCGGCTGTCGAGATCACGGTCCCGTCAGTGTTCTCCGTGCCCGCCAGCCAGCGCAAGGCCCGTATCGCACCGGCAATCTCGGTTCGCTTCCGCTACGCCGGCGCGCTGCACTATGTCACGATCAATTACACCATGACGTTCTAAGGAGCTGACCAATGTCAAACACTTCCGCATATAGCATGGTCAACGTCACTGGAACGGCTGACGGCCAGCAGATCCAGGGTCTTTGGGATGGTGATGACGCGATCATTGTCA